GTCGTACATTATTAAAAGTTGTCGCTCCCATTTGATCCCAAAAAGCTACTGGATAAGTCGCAAATACAGAGTTCCAAGTACTTTTATTGTTAGCAGTTTTTGCCCCAGCTGTAAAAGCAGTCATTACTCCAGTAGAATCATTTCTTGTATAATAAGAAGTTCCACTATTAGCATAATGTGTATCAAACAAAAGAGTAGATCCTGAAATCCATCCAGTAAAATTAGTACTGTAATTAACACCTTGCGGAATAACTAATACTCCAATGTTTTCCTTGGGAACATTTGACGTTGGTAAAGCTATATCAGTTCCATAAGTATTATCACCATTAAGTCCTACTGGTAATGTTAAACGTCCCGCACTAACAACAGTCATGTGATCAGGCACTAAGATAGAAGTATCTGACCCATCGGTTAATCTAATACCATAATCACTCATGATAATAACCCTATCTCAACGCGTAAATTTGGAGTAGTGTCATATACTTTAATAACTTGATTATCCCCATCAAGATAAACACTACCCGCTGCACCAATATTCATAGTCCCTTTAACAGTAAATTTGCCTGCTGATTTATCCCAAAAAAGCCCTTTTGAATTAGAGTAATCTCCTATAACAACATCTCCAACATTAGCGCCTCCTATAAGCACTTTAAAAATTTCATTAGCACTATCATCATAAGCAATAAGGCCTGTACTGGCATCTGAATATAACTCAACTCTGGATCCAGATGCCGCAGTCCTTATAGTGGCACCCGTAACAAGCCCTGCTGTAATAGTGCCGAGATCCGCTGAAAGAGCTGACAAATTAGTAACAGTTATTTTTGCAGCTGTAATAGAACCTGTATATACATCGCCTCCATCTATTTTTGTAACATCTGAACCATGCGACCAACCTGTAGCTATTGCGGCATTTTGTAATTCCCATTCACCAGCTGTTATCTGGTCATCTCCAGCATTAGTAGCTCTATATAATTTATCATCATCCGTGTCTATCCATAAATCACCCGCGTTTAAAGCTGTAGGAATAGCCGATTGTCTAAAAGATTCGATGCCACCAGTAGCACCTGCTGCTGCCCATGCACCTGAATTATAAACATATAATTTATCATCATCATCAGTATCTACCCAGAAATCACCATCTTTTTCGCCTTCTCCACTTGGTTCAGTTGCTTGATAAAAAGTTTTAGAGGCATCTCCACCTGTGACTGTAATAGAACCTTTAATGGCCATACCATTAGTAGGATCATATTTTAAATAAGCATCTGTTTCGCCTATGGCTATACCATATAAATCAGTAGAATAACCTAAATAACCATTAAGATTTCCTAATCTAGCACGTGTTGTAAGAGTACTCCAAGGTGCTCCCGCATGTGTAAAAACAGATATATAAGGAGCGTTTGACTCTGAAGCAGTCATATATATACCACCATCTCCGCTCGCTCCTAAGTTTACAATAGCAGTTCCTTTTTTCCACGCCAATGCGCCAGTACTTCCTTTGTCTCTCGTAACTGTATAAGTTGTAGCTGATGTCACACCTGTTACTTCAAAGTATTCAATCTCAACGGCCCCTGTTTTCATTTCTAAAAAGTCCCCTACAGCAAACTCTACATCTCCTGTAGTTGTTAATGTAGTAGCGCTTGTAGTCATATCCGCATCAAGTTTATCAGCATCTTTAGAAATTAAAACATTTCCACCTACCGCGGATATAGTATTATATTCAAAAACACTGGCGCCTAATTTTCCTCTTAAATAAATATTATTAAATTCCGCGTCTCCACTATCTTGTATCCTGAAACCTGTTCCAAATGGGCCAGAAGAAAAAGGCACTGATTCCATGGTAGTGGGTGTTATCTTCATATTGCCTATGCGTGCCTCATTACTTGAAAAACGCGCTACTTCTGTTCCAGCTGTATTATAAAAATATGTGCCATTAGAATTAAATTCGGCTAATCTATTCCCATCTTCATCTGTAATTTTGACTGAATTACTATTTAACTCAAGAGTACCAGCGGTATTTATAATTTTTAAATCTTCACTTAACCTGATATTGCCTACGATATTATCAGCAAGAATATCACCAATAGCATCGCGCATAACCTCCAATGAAGCATCATCAAATTCTTGATCTTCCCCAAAATACATGTCCTTTGCTGAAATAATATAACCATCATAACTGTCAACTGTCTCAACTTTATCGTTCTGTATAGCAAGTGTAGTGCCTGGCTTAGGTATTATTATTTTAGCTAATGTAAGAGATTCTGGATCATCATTCGGTGTAATATTTACTTGACCATAACTTTGCAATTGAACATAATAAACAGGTATATCAGAAGTAGGTATTCTTACTTGTTTAGCATCATCTAATCTACAGGGGCGCCCGCGAGCGCCACCATAACCAGCTGAAATGTTAATATTCATAGATGGAGGAGAATCAGCTGTTACGTCTAATCCCGTTACGATTTTTTCTGGAACCATATAGGCTAGAGATTGCGCCAAGTCGTCCAATTTAGCTGATACTTCAACTAAGTCGGCTTTTTTAGCAAATAGCTTTATCATTTCATTAACTGTTTCATTGAAAGTTCTATTAGACTGGACAGCTACCCCTGTAAGGCTTTGTAAGCTGCCTAGCTTTTTTCCAGTAAAGGCGCTATTAATGCGCTCTTCTACCATTTTAGATATTAACGGATATAAACCTTCAGTCTCTTTGAGCATTTTGATAGTCCTTATAGTCTGAATCTTTAAAGGAGACATCTTTTTCTTCTCCAACTAAAAGATAATCTCTCTTTGGTTTAAAATATACAATATCAACTAATCCTTTAGAATTAAAACCAACCCAACTTGGATATATTTTATCGTTATTAAAAATAAGTTTAAATTTTTCATCCTTCAAGAATCTGTTTCTAACCTTCGGATTAGATAAAGTAGGTAACACGATAACAGCCCTATAGTCATCATTAGGCAAGATAGTAACAAACGATTCTAAGGTGCTTAAATCTTTTAATGCCCATAATGGTAAATTGCCTTTATAATATGTTTGGATCTTATTAAGCGACGGATGCTCAAAAATTAAATATAGCTTAATTGCGGCACTATCTTGAAAGATATTAAATCCTATCATATTTAAGCTTGTATAATCTAAGTTTTTATCGACATAAAATGGGAATATTGTAGCTATTTTATCTAAGTTCTCTTTAATCTTATCGCTGACTATATAAAGTTTAAAATAAGGATTTGTTATATTCCCGCCAAAAGCTATTTTGCAATCCTTTCCAAAAATATCTCCAAGCGCTTTGACCCTGTCTTTAGCCCATGGAGCGACGCGCTCTGTAATGCGTTCAATATTATTTCTAATCCATTCTTGTTCCTTATCCTCATAAAAAACATAAAAAAATCTAATATTAGAATTTGACTCCTTGATTGAAAAATCAATGTAGCCATCAATGGATAAAGGGAACCCATCAGTTAATTTATGAAAATAATCTAGATCAACAAGAAAATTGCTGTCTAAATATTTAACTGTTTGATATATGTCATCTTTATAGCATTGAGTAAAATATTCTTTAGCTATCATTGGTTTGCGACTCCTGGGTCTTGCCCACCTAAAGCTGTATATTGTGGATATTTAGCAAGGCTTAAATTGATACTGCCATTGTTATTATTAACCGCTTCTACAAAATAATTAGCGTTAATACTATTTTTATTATCAACTATCTGTAAAGTTTGCCCTACTTCATAGTGTGGGCCATAAGCACAACGTGCTGTAAGTTTAGTATGATTTTTTGTAAACTCCCTTAATAATCCTTTTGCTTTTCTTTTAAGATATACCTCAGATGTTAAAGTATCATTAATAGTAGTTTCTTTATAAACTTTATCGCCTAGCTTAGCTAATAAACCATCCGCATCATAAAGATGATTAGAATCATCATCAAGTGGATCAGTCACAAGAAGAGCTTCAGTAGAAAATACTACATTATTATATGCGGCAAGCTCAGAAAAGGCTACGACATATAGCGGTTCACTCCCATAAGGTATCAGTTCTAAATCTTCTATTTTAATCTTTAGATATCTGGCTTCAAACGATTGCCCTAAATCGTCCCTCTCAAAAGATTTACTTTCTCCCCCCTCTAATTTAAAATTAATAGCTTCTGGGCATAAAGGATAAAACGTAGCATCAGTAGAACTATCTTCATCATCAGGTGAGTACTCCATGGTAAACCATCCTACTGTATTAAATTTTCTCGCGGGAGAATCTAAATCTGGATAATAGAAGCCTCCTACAATATCTATGGCGTCCATCTCTTTTACTGAACCAAAATCAACAATAGCCCATGTGAACCCAGAAGACGGTTTTGCATTAAAAGTGGTCTGCACCTGCGTGCTTGGACGCCCATCTATTAATAAATCTGAGCCACCAGGGGCTTGATAAATTGCTGAATATGTAAAAGAAGCTGTTACTAAATCTTGTCTTTGCGTACTAAAAAGAGAGTTATGCAGTCTAAATTTACCTTCATCCCACAAAATTTGTAATTTCCCTTGAGAATACTTAACAAAATATGACGCAGTAGAAACATTTTCTACCCATGAAGCGGTCCCTTCTCCAACATTTCTATACCAATAACCTGCTCCATAATTAACTTCTGTATGATATCTAATAAGAGTTTTTAATACAGTGCCATTAGCATCATATAAAGTAATTGGGCTGGCAGGGTCTATATCAGAATGTGAAAAGTAAATCCAATACTGCCTATAACTTCTTTGTTTATACTTCTGGCACCAAGAATGACATTCCTGTTTGTATGTCTCGCGCCTTTTAATTGCCGCTTGTTGCAGCAGCATTTCATGTGATTCATTATCTATTGGTATATTATTAATATAAACAATTGGCCAAGAATTAATCCCCTCATAAGTGGGTACTATTTTAGCATTCTCACCCAAACCTGTAGTGTACTCACGCCACCCGCTATCTTCAGCAGAAAATGTTAATTCTCTATTAATAGGAGACCCATAATAATCAGATGTATCCTGCTCTATTTCAGTATTAGGATTCATCATAAGATTTTCTGGATTATTATTACGCCCAAACAATCTTACCCTTGTATATACTTCTATGTCCTCAGCTTTGCTTAAATTAAGCAGATTTTTCGCTTGATAATCAGCTGTATTTTTTTGATATAAGTATCTTCCCCATATGCTTCTGGAGCCACGAGTCTGGAAGACATAATTCGGCGCCACTAAATCTCTTAACTTATTAACAGCTTCTAATCTATTATTGATCTGTTCATATGTAAGATCAACTTTAGTGAATTGAATCCCTGTAGCCTGTAAGGTACAAAAAGTATAATCCTGACCATAGGTAACTATACTTGAAGTTCCTATAGCCGCATCCAAGAAAATGCGGCCATATCTATTATCTACGCTTGAAATAGTGCCTCCCTGTACTGTAAAGCTATTCTGATTTAAACTCCATACATTATTGTAAGTTAAATACCAAATACGCCCAGCAGCGTATGATGTACCATCAATGATTTCAGTATCTGAGTTAGGTTTTAAAGTATCAATAGTCTTATTCGCCATATTGCTAAAATTTCTTGATAGGTTGGTACCTGTTGTAAATGGTATGTTACCATAACCATCTACTGTAGTAATAATATCCTGTATAATGTCTTCTACATACATTGAAGAAGATGTAGGGTAATAGTAATAACTACACCTTATAAGATATTCAGCCCAATTGATAGGCTTTCCAAGAAGGATTTGTCCATTTTGATACATCATTTCAAATCCTTCCCATAAAGGATCCTCTAATAAGTCATCCCTATTTTGTATTTTTATAGTAGGTATAGGAAAATCAGCTATGTTAGAATTTGCTAAATCTAATACCTGTACCCTTGTAGAATCAACAATGGTGTCATTATTTGCCCAACTATCAGATTTCGCGGTAGTAGTAATAGTTTTTGTACCTGTATTTACAGAGACAACAGTTCGTGTCGAATAACTGTCCGTAACATTATATAAAGTATCCCCTGCAGTAAGATCGCTTTCGTTTGCTTCTCCATCATAAACCACGCTTGTTGTAGAAGGTGACCCATTTATAGAAGCACTAAACGAAATAAAATTAACTGAAGGGGTCTCAAGATTAACTTTTACTTTTTGTGCCTCATAAAGTTGTTCTATCTCCAATTCCTGTAACCTTACTACATAATCAAAAGCTGTTATGTTAGTTACATTCACGCCAGCATTATGCGCTGTTTCAATTTGTCTTATGATTCCCCTGAATTTCTGTTGCTTAGAGAGCCTGCCGCCTGCGAATATTCCCTCAAAAAACTTCACTTCAACATTATACCAATCCTTATTTGATGGCGAATAGGCACCATCCCTATTATCTAACACAAGAGAAAGTTGATCTGCCGCAAAATCTTTATTTTGAGAATATCCATATGATAAAACTCTATTACTTGATATCCTTTCATCATTTATGAATACCTCAATGTATTTCTGTATATTTCTTTTACCTAAAGCATCTATAGCATCAGGAGTAAACCGAGATGTAGAAAGACTTGAACTAGATGAACTGGATAATGATGAGCTTGAACTAGACGAACTAGATAATGATGATGATGAACTTGAACTAGAGAATGATGATGACGAACTAGAACTCGAACTAGATGAGCTTGATGATGACGAACTAGAACTCGAACTAGATGAGCTTGATGATGATGAACTTGAACTAGAACTGGAACTGGATGAGCTTGATGATGATGAACTGGATAAAGATGATGACGAGCTTGAACTGGAGCTAGATGATAATGAACTTGAACTAGAACTTGATGAACTAGAACTTGATGAACTTGAACTCGAACTAGAACTTGATAATGAACTGGAACTTGAACTAGAACTAGAAGAACTTTCAGATGATAATGAACTTGAACTTGAACTCGAACTTGATGAACTCGAACTTGATGAACTTGAACTTAAGGAACTTGAAGAACTAGAACTTGAACTTGATGAACTTGAACTTGAACTTAAAGAACTCGATGAACTGGAACTAGACGAACTAGAACTTGATAAACTAGAACTTGAAGAACTAGAACTTGATGAACTAGAGCTAGATGAACTAGAGCTAGATGAACTTGATGATGAGCTGGAAGAACTAGAACTCAATGAACTAGATGAACTAGAACTAGATGAACTAGAACTAGATGAACTACTTAAGCTTGAAGAACTAGAACTAGAGGATAACGAGCTACTAGAAGATTCTAATCCCCCATCATATTCGAGATTAACATCTCCATATGTGCCTCTTGTATCATTATAAATCCATGTTGTATCAGTAGAACTACTAGAACTTGAACTAGAACTCAACGAACTCGAAGATGATGAACTAGATGATGAAGAACTAGATGATGATGAACTTGATGAACTTGACAAAGATGAACTAGATGATGATGAACTTGAGCTAGATGAACTTGATGATGATGAACTTGAACTTGAACTAGATGAACTGGATAATGATGAACTTGAGCTTGATGATGACGAACTCGAACTTGAGCTTGATGATAATGAACTAGAGCTAGATGAGCTGGAACTCAAAGAACTAGAACTTGATGAACTAGAGCTTGATGAACTATAGCTTGATGAACTTGAGCTTGACGAACTCGACGAACTAGAAAGAGAACTAGATGATGATGAACTGGAACTGGATGAACTGGAACTTATAGATGATGATGAGCTTGATGATGATGAGCTTGAACTTGATGAACTTCCAGCAACATATATATCAAAAATAGGAAAAAAAGTTCCCGTAAAACCACCAAACTCTAAATAATCATCCGGTGATTCAGTATCCTCAATTAAAACTCTTACATAGCGCCCATTTTTAGGAGTAGTAAGTTCAACTTCTTGCCATACAATAGTATCTTGCCATGTAGTAATACCTGTTTTAACCGTATCACCCCAAGCTCCTATAACATCACTAACCCAAATAGAAACACTTGTTGGATCTCTGCTTAAATCCCCTCCACTTCTACCCCTTACTTGTGTGATATAGCGACTGATTCCTAAATCTATAATTACAAAATGAACTTCATCTACAGTATGTTTCCAAACATTAGTCCCATCAAGGGCATTTTCAACAGTTGTGTCACCTCCATCATCTCCACAAGATGAATTAAGCATACTGCTATTAACCCCAATCCACCCGGGCGCTAATGATGAACTTGAAGAACTAGAGCTTGAAGAACTAGATGAACTAGAAGAAGAACTAGAGCTTGAAGAACTAGACAATGATGATGACGAACTTGATGATGAACTAGATGAACTGGATGATGATGAGCTGGATGATGAACTAGATGAACTGGATGATGATGAGCTGGATAATGAAGATGATGAGCTGGAACTCAAACTTGATGAACTTGACGAACTTGACAATGAAGATGATGAACTAGAGCTAGAACTAGATGAACTAGACGATGACGAGCTTGACAATGAAGATGATGAACTAGAGCTAGAACTTGATGATGATGAACTAGAAAATGATGATGATGAACTAGAACTAGATGAGCTGGAACTAGAACTTGAAGAACTGGACAATGATGATGACGAACTTGATGATGAACTAGATGAACTGGATGATGAAGAACTAGAACTGGATAATGATGATGACGAACTTGATGATGAACATGAACTAGAATAACTTGACGATGACGAACTAAAGCTTGAACTAGAACTAGATGAACTGGATAATGATGACGACGAACTTGATGATGATGACGAACTAGATGATGAGGAACTAGATGATGAGGAACTTGATGATTCTAAAAGACCATCATATTCAAGATTAGTATCTCCATATGTATGTGTCGCAGCATTATATGTCTGATTTGCCATGTTTGGCCCTTATACATATCTTGCGAAATTACCATTGCTGATCCCTTAACATCTCAACATCAAGTTGCTGGAACTCCGCAGATACATCATATTTTTGTGTGGAACCTGATAATCTCCACCTATTACTCATACGAGTAAATTGTCCAACAAAATCCTTACCAGTATGCGTAGTTAGTTTTAATCCAGAACCTGACTTTATATAGTTCTCCACTCTTTCTTTTAAGGATACTGTATTAAAAGTTATACCGGAACCAGTTGCTCTATATCTCAAAGACCAATTAAGCATTATCGGCTCAAGATTATATGTTCTTTCCGGCTGAGTCACTACTTGAGAACCATCAATCGAACGCTGTACTTCAGAAGTAGATATAACATCCTCTCCGAGTTCAGCAGAATCTGGATCTGGAAATTTAACCTGCGAAATCCATGTATTTGCCCCTGTATGTAAATCTACTGCCCAAGTCATCTTACCCATCCTCTCGCAGCCTCACTCGAAAAATAGTAACTTTCGGGAAGCGGATACGGGCGAATTTCTTCCTTTAATGCTGAAAGATTTCTATTGGTAACTTCTAATAGTCTGTTTGTTATGTTAATTTTACTTGTAATCTGTTTAGTTTGTTCGGAGACTTGGTCCTTTTTATCCTTAGAGCCTAATGCACCTAAAATAGCCCCTGCAGCCGCACCTATAATCATTCCTGGTGGCCCAAACGCCGCTCCCATCATAGCGCCTGACATCGCGCCTCCTACTGGAGACCCTCCTTGATAAGCACCATAAGCTGCCGCACCCATACCAACCCAACCACCAAGTCCTACATCACCAATCTTTTTATATTTAGATTGCTTTTTAGCAGCTTCTTCTACACCTTTTTGGGTACCCTTTTTGACACTATCAGCTAATGGAGAATAAAAATCAGAAGCCTGCCCTTTTCCACCAAATACTGATTCTTGATTAAATGTATTAAGATAGGTTCCAAAGCTATTTACTGCTGTATTAAACATATCTACATCAGTTTTAAAAGCATACTCCGCATTTTCAAAAGTCGATACAGCTGTGTCAAATATAGGCTCTATGAACCATTTTTGAACAAACTGCTCAGCTGCCATTGAAACCATTTTTCTTCCTACATCAGCAATAGCTTTTTGCCAATCTAATGTGCCATCTACGATGTCCATTATCATTCCATGAACACCTGTCTTAAGAATTTTAGCTGTTTTTACTAACTCCTCATTAGATGCTTTTAAAACTTCAAGGCGAAGTTTTTCATAGCTCATTAATTCTGAACCAAGCTGAGTTCGTAATAAAGTATTGTTATAAATTTCTTCTATAGAGGCATTACGCATCCTGGCAAATTCCGCCAATACAGCTTCACGTTCAACCTCAGTTTCTGAAAGACCTGCTATTTCTTTTTCAAAGTTTAATAATTTCTGAGTAGCTATTACTTCTGCGCTAGCCCCAAATTCTCCTTTTTGTGCTGCTAAAGTAGCTCCGCGCATTTTAGTAAGAGCACGCTGTTGTTCCGTATTAAGTTCAAGAATCTCTTTCGTTCCATCAAGTTGCTTATTTATTTCTCCTGTTATCGCCTTCTGCGTTGCTTCCTCTTCTTTTAACCATCCATTTAATTCTTCAACTGAAATACCAAGCATAGCTGCTGCCTTAACGCGTTCTTTTTCATTTGCTAATGCAAAAGCGGCATGCTTCGTTGCTTTAAATAACGATGTCTCATTTTTTTTACTTTCTTCAGCTACTTGCGATGTAACACCAAGAATACTTTTAAGAGCACTAAAAATTAAAATACCTGATTCCTTTGTTTTTTCAAAATAACCAGCTACAGTATCTAATGGTTTTATTTGGGACTTATAAGCTTTTTCAATTTCTTCAGCTGTTCGTAATTCTATTCCACGTTCTTTGGCAATACGTTTTACTTGTTCAATTAATGTGTCATTTTCTTCTATAAATTGATTAACTTCAACTATAGTTTCGCGAAGCGTGTCAGTTATAGCAGTTAACCCATCAATAACACCCGATTTTAATTTATTGCTAAACACAGTAATGGCCCCAGGCAACGTCTCATTCATCTGCTTAGCCATCAGCGAGGCAAAATCTTTTGATTTATTTCTTGCATTATCTAGGGAAATTCCATATTCATCCCATCTACTTAATACGTTATTTACCATTCGAGCGCCACGTAATCCAAAAACTTCATTTAATTGTTTTAGTGTCTGGGCTTCTGTGACATTATCCTGTACTTTTTCATGTAATAAGGTCATAACTCTTACATAATTAAGTGGCTCTGTCGGATCTAAGGCTATCCCAAATTTAGTACGTAGTTTATCTGCATTTTGAGCAATTTTAACAAACGCGTTCATTAAGGAAGTTCCTGCTCTTGTTCCTTTGAGCATCCCGGTATTAAGGAAACCTAGAGTTGCAACTAAATCTTGATAATTAATATCCATTAAACCTGCGGCAGACCCTACTAATTTAAAAGCGTTAGCAATTTCATCTAGCTCTACCTGCTGTTCTGAATATACAAACGCTAATGTATCAGCAATTTGCTTAAATTTTTCAGCATCAGTTGTAACACCTTCTAGTGAATCCCCAAAAACATTAAATGAACCAGCGACTAATTTAGCCGCTTGATCTAACTGCCCTACAGTTCCAGTTGTTAAATCAATAACATGCTGCATGCCAACCAACTGTTGCTCCATATCTAAACCGGCTGAACCAAGAAAATATAATGTTTTAGCTACATCAGTAATGCTTTGACGCGAAGTAGCAGCAAACTTTAAAACAGCATCTCTCATTTCTGTCATTACCATTGTAACGTCTTTTCCACCTGTTCTAGTAACCGTCATTACTCTTCCCATGGTATCATCAAGCTGGCCCATCTCGGAAATAACTCCTGTTATGGCACTCATAACAAGGCGGATTTGACCATATATCAATGACCACATCATGCCCCAACGCATCATGGTCATCATACTTTTCTTTTGATAACTAGCAGTATCCTTAGTTATTTTGTTTATAGGAATAAGTGCTGCTTGAGCACCTTGCTGTACTTTTTTCATCGCTTGGTCGGATTGAACAAAATTTACACCTATATTAACCAATACATCAACTTGTTTACCTGCAGCCATTATATTTTCTCCATCATTTCATTAAAAGTTCTTGCGGTTTCTCCTATGCCTAATGGCATAATACTCATATCTTGTTTCGGTTTATACTGTTGTGCCCATTCTGCCCATTTATTAAATTCCCTGGGCTCATGTATTATATAGCCAGATGGCTGAGGTATGCTTGAATAATACCCTAATACCTCGTCCACATAGTCTAAATATATTCTATATTGAATAACACTTAAAAAATCAGCTGGTAAGTCCGCGAGTTCAAGATCATTATAGTAAGGAAGTCTATTTACTTTGATCCCGACTCGCCAGACGCCAAAAAATTTGAATCCTGCGCCGCTTGACGCACTTCTTTCTCGGTTTCAAATCTCCTGAATTTTTTTAACTCTTCTAATAAAAAATCTACAAGTCGTTTGTCACTCAGCTTTCCCACATCTCCCCTGGATTTAAAAATAGTTTCTTTCGTGTCAACTTGCCGACACATATAAACAAGGCATTCAAGATCATACTCATATAAAGCTTTAATCATTCCTAAAGATTTGACTCTAAAAGCAAATAGCTCTTCTTTTAAACTATTTAAATCATACTCTTTTTCTATATATTTACGTCTCTCATCTATCCATTTCTTAAGATTATCTTCCTCTTTTTTCTTTATTTCTTCTTCTGTTAAAGTATCTCTGTCCGGAATAATAAACTTATCAAGTTCATTGCGCTGTTCGAGTTCCTCCACATTTAAAATACCTGCTATAAGTTCATTTTTTGAAGCTTTATTTAAAATAGCCCAAATGCGCTCAGACTCTACTTTATCTGCTTTAATCCTGGTCTCTTCTTCTTTTTGGATACTGTTCAAAACTTCAAGTGCTTTAGTGCGTTCCCCAGTTGTCATTTTTACTAATAATATAGAAACCTCACCCTCATCACCTTTAACATTTATCAGCTTCTCTTTTTTATAAAGATCATAAATACTTAGTTTCTTTTCACCCATTCTGTCCTCCTTAATATGGGAAAGTGGGATAATTCCCACTCTCCCATAACTCTCAATCTATATTATATATTTTCGAATAAACCATTCGACTTAAGTTCAGGATACGTGCCCACAGAATTAGTGTACAAATAATTAACATACACATGTGTAGCCCACGAAAGCTTATCCATGTCAGTATTACCTGTAATCCTTATAGTACCATTAGAATCAACCATGGCAGCATCAATAGCAAGTTCTTCCTGATCAAAAGCAGCTAAAGAAGTACCATCCCTCACTTCGTTAATAGCCATAACTCTAATAGCATATAAAGTTGTTGCCGTGTTCCCAGGCTTAATTGCTACATTTGGAACAGCTACTGGAGTTGCCTTGGCCAATGTTGCTGTCCAAGCATACCCCGTTGCTCCTGTTGTCAACGCAAGCTTCTCTCCAATTATAGGATAATTGTACTCTCTTGGGATTTCACCATTTCCAGCAAACGTTCGCGTACCTTTTGCTGCCGCATCGCCCGCCGGCATACCAGGAACTGGGAGCCAGTTTTTGTAAATAACTGATCTGGTATACTCGGTGTTCGAACGATTAAACCTATTTGCCCAAATAGTAGTCTCATAAATATTATCCCACTTGTATTGGAAAGTAGTAGCTGTATCAGGATCTACTCTCTGGAGTGCTTCAAGTAACCTGTTGTTCTCTTCTTTGTCATAAACAGTTACTGTTAATGTTGAGTTATCAACATTAATATCCAGAATAGGATCATCCTGCCCATAAACGTGTACTACTTCTTCGGAAGCCGCTACAGTTCCTGTTAATTCCGACGCAACGTCTATCAGGTAGCCTTCTGCAAACACCTGCTCTTTCTTACGTTTAACAAGTTCACTAGCTAATACAGGCATTCGTCCTCACCTCCCTTTTTAGTTTTTGTTTTAATTCTTAGCCTATCAATCGTTCCTTATATAAGCCAGATCAAACGTTATCTGAAATCTATGCCTATCCGCTTCCAGATTCCCCGTAATCGGAAGGAATGTGCCTAGAACGTCTCTGACCGCTAAATCAGCACCCGTATTAAAATTCGGGTAATTGTGATAGTATATATATTCACTATCCTCAAAAAGCTGTTTCACATCATTCAGTATCTCATTTTTTAATTTTCTATTTAAACCGTCACTCTGTTTTCCACCAGCAAATCCATGTATAGTATATGAATACAATATTTCTTGAGTTGTATTACCATACGTTTCATCCATTATTCTTTCTATGTCACCTTCTTCTATTGCCAACATAGGTAAATGTATTTTTTCAGTTGGTTCAGGAAAACCTAATTTAATTTCCAAATTAGTATATTGATTTTCTAATGTAGCATCGTTATAAGTAGATGCCCCAGATCTTATATAAGAAGCTGTTTTTAAAAAATGAAAAATAGATTGTAATATATTTACTTGCTCTGTCTTTGCTGTAACTTTCGGTAAATCTGCCATTACATAATCTCTCTTAGTTTAGAAACTAAATGTTTTTTCATATATGTTTTTATTGCACCAGTAGATCCTAAGAGACCATTTTTAAAAAATCCATATCCTTCAGCTCTGTCGGAGATTGTTTTCTGCATAACCAAGGCCCAGACTCCTTTTTCAGGATATAAACGCGCTTGAATTTTACGACCAGAAGCTGTTGTTCTATAACGGTCTCTAGGTTCTATTGTAAAACTACGCGCTCGGTTTTCCCATGCTTGAATATACTCTCTTGACCAAAAAGGACCAGCTTGAGCATCTTGAGTCGTTCTTACCCCTTCTCTAGTCTGCCATGCAAATCCAATTTTTCTATTCATACGAAAAGCTTTACCAAAACCAACCAACGCAGACTTCTTTGATTTTTGTATTGTAAAAGATATTTCAGTCATGATTGCTTCTTTAATAGATAATAATCCAGCCGCTTTCATAAAACGTCTTCCATCTGGAGTACCGACCGTTTGTCCTGGTTTTGATCCATTTATGATTTTCCCCTTACTAACAACTTCTGCCTCTTTGCGCCAACTCGGAGCTAATTTAGCTGTTTTTGGACGCACAAAGAGATTGATACTTTTTTTAAGCGAGACCTCGCCCTCTATTCGTAAGACATCCTGCAAGCGCTTAATCTTCTTCAAACCATTATTTGTCCACGTTATTGTTGTTGGTGATTGCATTAGCCTTTTCCTTTGATAGTACTGGGTTAACAGGCTGAGACTGCTTTTTATTAATAGTTGGTTTACTATAATGAGGCCTGTTATCATGAGGTCTATTCTCATGAGGCCTACTATCAAGCATACTTCCCTTGAAAGAATCAATGTTTCCGCCAACTCTGTAAGTCTCTATAAGAATTCCAAGGCTTAAAGCGCATTGGCTTAGGTCATTATGTACCCGCCCTTTTATACGGCCAAAGCGTTCTTTTTCTTGTTGAGTCACATTCTTCCCTATTGTATCAATAAAGTCCAATAAGGTTCTTTTATGGTATCCTACTATTGTACGAACTGCTTCCATCCAAATATCAACTTTTTCAGTTCTAGGTATCTCTGACATCTCGTCCCCCTTTTAGGTTTTCATTCGTTCGCAATGGATTACGATTTCCTCAGTATCAGTAGCTTCTATAATCCTCAAAGGTCTGAGGCGTATTCCATCAGCCACTAAATATATATTCTCAGCATCGATAAATGATTTTTCGCTGCTGCTTGCTATGATAGTGCAGTCACTGTGCTTAACAGCCCCACCTGCTTCATCTTGATAACGAATAGTGGGCCCCCACGCAATAGCACCAGAAAATATGCGGGATCCGCTAGTTATAGAAGTAGGCACTGCAAAAACATCATCATCAGAAACTCCTATTTCAGAAGTTGTCCAAAGAGTTGCATTGTCATATCTTAGATCATCTCGTATAGTCTTTAAGATTTTTCTAAGATACCTATTATATTGTACAGGATTGCTTCCGCCCATTTTATAGCCCTATTTTTTTTTATTATCAAATCCTGCTTTACCAATATAACCTATCTTATGAACTTCTAAAGTCATATTTTCTGTTTTTTTATGGCCATGTTCATCAATTCCCTTAGATGTAACTTTAGCCAAGATCACGCACTCTACCACTTTACCTAAATCTACATCCATCAATTCTTCAGGTACTTTATCGTATAGATATATATTCGGATAATACTTTTCTTTCTTACCTTCAATCGCTGTAGGTTTATGACCTAAATCAACCAATTTTGGCATTTTAACCTCCTTTATGTTGTAGTGGTAGTAGAGAATGGCAACCCTACACGCCATGTAGAATTATCTGGATAAGTTGGTGGATTCATAATCTCCTGAGCACCATCATCACCAAGTTTATCATCAACAGTTCTCTGGCCACGTTGATGGCGCAATCTGGCAATCATCTTATCATAGTGCTTAATTTGACGCTCAAAGAAATCAGGCCGCTTACTTAAGTCGGTTCTGCCAGCAGGATTAGTGTGTACTATGCCTGTTCTAGATGCTAATGCCATTTCACCCCTCGCTAAAACCCTGGCTGAATAAAGAACCAAAAGTCTTTTATCAATATCTGAAGGTGTAGGAACATAATAAGCAGTATTACCAGTACCAGTGACGCTGTATTGTTGATACATTTCTTCATTCATATCTTCCAAACCATCATTTAAGGCGCTAAATAATTGATCGGGTGTATAATAAAGGTTACTAGAATCTGTATCACCTACTTCACGCGCCAATCTTGGTATTAAATCAATCTCTAATACATTAGCCATTTAAATCACCTCCAAGTCATAGGCACTTTTTCATTAATTAATGATAGAGTATCCTTTGTCCATTCTTGCGGGCCTTGATTCTTTGCCCATGCAGCCATTAAAGCGATACCATCTTCTAAACTATATTTTTCTCTATAACCAAGTTTAAAACGTGACTTTTTATACGTCGCATAAGCTAGTTTAACTTCTCCATGCCGTGGCGGCAAATGCACAACTTTTCCTTTGTAACCTGAAAACTGAACAATAATAAGCTCTGCTACTTCATTAATAGTCTTAGGGGCTAAACCCCCTATATTAATAGTCTCTCCCTCACAATCATCTAAACAGTCTATATAACATGGTAAACTATTTTTAATATATGAAAATGATCTCACTTGTTCACCATCACCATAAATTATCACATCTTCATTACGCATAATATGATTCATGGTTATAGCAATATAGTTTCTAAAACGATCTTTAAGAGACTGTTTTTCTCCAAATACATTTCTTGGCACAATAATTGTCCATTCAAAACCATGCGCTCCCGACAATTGTTTAGTAATTTCTTCCATAGCTACTTTATTAGAAGCATATATATCCAATGGTTTTGTTGGATATTCCTCATCAAATGGAGGTTCTTGATCACCGTACCTGGACATTGAATTACCTGAAAATGCAATACGTCCTCTTCTTTCTACTAAAAAATTAGAATTATTAGTATTTAAACACCATACATTTCCTTTATATGGAAATTTTTTAAAATTATACTTTTTTTTCCAAATTACTTGATTTTTATTCCCAAAACAAATATAATATGCACCAGAACCTTTAATAATCCTACCATCTTTTAATTTACATTCTTTCTCTCGTTTATGGTATTTAAAGCTAATAGTTTTACCTATTTTAATTGCCAATTCTATACAGTTTTCAACCAACTTCATCGAAACTGTAGTTAAGACCATTCTACGTTTATCACCATCTCCATCCATTAAACCTTCATAAACTTTTTTTAGTAGCTCTTTATCGCCATTAAGCCACTTGGTTGGAATTTTTTTTTCGTGTGCATTTTTACCACATTCAGAAAAAATATTATATAATTCTTTTAAATTTTTAGAACTAATACCAACAACATTTCTATCCGACCATGGATTCAAATTATTTCTTTCTAATATATCAATCAATTTTTTTCTTGATCTATCACTTTCTGGAATACAAAATCTAATAGAATAAATATCCCAATAAGAAAAATTATTTATGCCTCTTTTTTTAATTTTATAAAATCTACCTAATGTATCACGTTTTTTTAAAAAATCTTTTCTATTGTATCCGCTTTTATTTTTCTGTCTTCTTATTTCATAAGACGCAACACCGTCTGCTATAAATAAACCTACTAAATAAGCTAAATCCTTCTTATTTATAGCATAATTTATAGCCACCTCCTTACCTATCCATTTCCCTTGTGGACATTGTAAATAAGAGCGTTTAAAACTTTTTTCAGCGATCTCGTATTCTAATCTAGGATTTAACTTGGGAGATTTTATATAACACATTCTATGATTAGGGGTAACCATTAAATTAGCTTTACCTTTAAAATTAATTAACTTACCCTTATATTCATTAATAATAATTTCATTAATTTGAGATTCTTCAATTTCACATTTTTTATTTAAAGAAAAAACAATGTCATCTTTATTAATTTCCCAATAATATTTTAATCCTTTTTTAGTAACAAGTCTGGTTTTATTATCATGACAAGAAAAAAGAACAACTTTTTTCATACCATATTTAATACAAGGTTCTAATACATTAATGTAAGCTAATAAATTTCTTTCAGTAACATCTATTGGCTGAAAGAAAGAGGCACATTCTCGCGCATTAGCGGCTAAATGATATAATACATCAGGCTGTACTTGCTTGATATAAGCAGCTACCTTCTCTTTGTCTCGTAGATCTAATTCTGTAAATAAGCAGCCTATTGGTACATTTTGAGGATTCCCTCCAGAATTATCATCTACACCATATACTTTATGCTCATCTAATTTTACAAAAGCTTCAGCTATATGTGACCCCATAAATCCGCTTGCGCCTGTAATTAAAATCTTCATTTCTATGCTCCTTTAAGAATAAATAGCAATATGTTTTGCCGCTACATTATTCCATAAATTATTATTTAAATATTTATTAGCGTTCTTTACATATTCAGCGCTTTTCTTCTTATTATCAACTAATTCTTTAATAACGCCTTTTAAGCTATCCACAGTAGTAGTTTTTAATTTACAAACTACAGTGCCTGGCAAATCAGCAAAATATAATGTATCTGAAACTGCTATAGGACGTTGAGCACGCATTAAAGTTTTAACAGCCGCTGAATTGCCTCCCCCAGCAGGAGAAGGCTTATAATTTAGAATAAACATGTCAGCGCAAGCTAATGTTTTCAATAACTTTTCTTCAGGCATATATTCTCTTATTATTAAAGCCCTATCTTGTAATTGCAAATCCTCAATAAATCTATAAAAAGTTTCCTCATAGGCCGAGCTTCCAAATTCATGCCGAGGCGCTACCAAAAGAAAGAAGATATCTTTATAAATATCCCTTAACTCTCTTATTGCTTTCGCAATATCATGATAGCCTTTTTGATCCCTCATAAACCCAAATGACCCAACTATAGGAAACTTGTTTTCTAATTTAAGTTCCTTTTTAATTTCTACCAAGTCAAAACTAACAGGAGGTTTACAACCCATTGGCAGTATGCGAAGGTGTTCTACCTCTTTTCCTTTAGTCATAGATTCTTTAAATTTATCACAATGAACTATAACTTCATCAGCGTGTTCTAATACCATCTGATTGTAATTTGCTAATGGTGAATAGGTATGCAACTCAACTACTGATTTAATGTTTTCTTTTTTCAAGGTAATCAAAAGCTGCTCTAACGCGAATCTATCTTGAAAAAAGACAAACTCATGCTGAAGGCATACACAATTACACTTATTTTCTTTAGCCGCTGCCACAATTGCCGTAGGGTCATTACTCGGAAATACCATAGTCTCTTTCTTATTAAACTCAATAGCAGCCATAAGTTCTTTTGAATATTCCGCTATCCCGCAATTCTTGCCCCATGATGGAACAACCATCATTAATTTTAAATGTTCCAATTTAATCTTTTCTTTGACCCAACCTCTAGTATTATCTGAAATACTAGGAGCCTCCATAAATGTATGAAGTTCTTCTACTGTTTTTTCCCAGCTAAAATTACTGGCAAAGGCAATTCCTTTTTTATTATATTCTTTGATTAAACTTCTATCACCCTTCCAGGATTTATATAAGTCATTTAGATTACTAACAACACTTTTTTGCGATACAATAGCGCGTTTAACTCCATACTCACCATATATCATTGCACCAATATCAAAAACTCTTCCCCTGTCTTGCACTATTTCAGGGGAACTAGCATAATTAACACACATAGGCACACAATTAACAGCCTGTGCTTCTAGTAAAGGTAGTCCACATCCTTCGCCCACTGCGGTATTAACGATACAAGTTGCCATATTGTAGAGGAGGTTCAATTTAATCTCAGGTATCCCGCTTCGTGGATGCGCATTTTTAGCTACCATAACTTTTGATCCTATCTCTAATTTCTTAACTATTGTCCAAAGATCATGCCCAAAAGGTTCTCTTGGGTCTGTAACCATAAAAAGTAATACATCTGACTTATCTCTTTGAAATTCAGCAAAAGCTTCTAAAGTAGCTGGCATGTTCTTCCTCTCTGAATTCTGGCCAACCACTAAACACATAAAAGTCTTTTCAACTTCAATTACGCTTTCTTTTTTCCACTTAAAATCTTTAGGATATGGAAAAAATGTATTCTTATCCAAGCCTGGATATATAACAGAATAATTATTCTTTATTTTATACTTCTTTATTTCTTCCAACCCTGAATGTGAAAAAGTAGCTACCCCATCAAATGTACGCAATATGTCACCCCAACCAGGATTTAAATATTCACCATCAACAGTAAGCCACAAAAATGCCTTTAAAGGTTTAACTTGATCTCTATACTGCGTAATAATTGACTCAGCATAAAAAAAATCCCAGATATCTCCAATAGCTAAGAGAATGTCTGGGTTGAAGTCTTGCAGCACTGCCGCTAACTGATTGCCTTGATCACGGGGCACTTTATCTAACGGGTATATATAATAATCATAAGAGTGCCTTAATAGCGGTAAATGATGCCACCCGCCTACTGCCACATCATAAAACTGTGTGCATCTTGATGTTATTTCCCGGGTAATTCTTCCAAGTCCAGTCCTTAGAGTTGGAGTATCTGATACTATAAGCAGTTTTTGCTTATCCATTGCGCCCTCCCCTTTCTATCTATCCTAAAGTTAAGTTACATTTTTGCTTCTATTGCTTGCACAACCAAATCAGGCATTCTGAATTTTTCAGCAGCCAAAAGCATTCTTCCTAATGTATCAGCATCAAAACTAGCAGTTGCTAAAATAGAAAGAACGGCTTGAGCACCTTTGCCATCAAAAAGACGTTCTACTTCTTCTGCTGAAAGAACCTCTAATTTATTATTTGGTATGTTCTCTCCGTACATATCAACGGCGCATATTCTTCCTTCATTCAATAAGTTCTCAATTAAAGCTGATTCTAATTTCGGTAATGGTTCCCCCGGACCAATAACAACGCTTTTCTTACCTTTACCATCTTTACCAAAATATGGAAAGCTTCTTACTACTCTGTATTCTGTTTTTTTACTCAATTTACTCGGTCTACCCATCATATCCTCCTATCGTGAGGAGGGGCTTATTTAGCCCCTCCTCGATTCTGTCAATTGAATTTAACTGCCATCGTCTACAACGTTAGTTGTAATTGCAGTTGGATTTGACCAACTTGCCCCTAAGTAATAAACAACACCAGCACCTCTATTTAAGCTCTGAGCAGCTAACCAATGTAAGTAAGTAGCATCAATGATCGGATACTCTACATTATAACTACCAGGTGTAAGAATCAAACCCTTTGCTCTCGGATTTTTCTTTTGAATAAACCTAAAAGGCTTGTCTTGTAGTCCATCACCTGAACCTACTAACATGAAATAGTTGTCAGGCATCCATTCAGTTTCTTTCCAATCAATACCAAGCAGCCTTCCCCTAAAGCCATCAACTGCTACACCATCTACGACTTTATTGGAAATTATAAAGGCTGTTGAAGATAACGCAGCCCATCCTGCCAGGTTTTCGATCTTTTCGAACATATTAGCATTACAAAGGCCCCACATAGTACCTTTATAACCATGTTCCTTTAAATGTTTCTTCGCAGCAGTAATATAACTCAATGCTAGTGTAGATGAACCTCCACCAACATAATGAGTATGCGCAGCTGTAAAAGTGTTACCACCAAAAGTAGGTGGTATGTTCATCTTTTCAAGCGTTGCAAAACTGCCATTGTACCAACCATCTGTACTGCTTGTAACAGCAGCGTCTAAAATAACAGACGTCTGTAAAGCTCTGTCCCTTGTTACAGCCTTACCTGCCTTATAAGCAATCTCTGTTGAACTTGACTGCTCACTCATCAACCAATCAAACGTATAGTCAATGTCTAAACCATACTTTGTAACATCTTTTTGTCTCTTGCCGTATTCTATCTTTCTTGAGATTGGTTTTTCAGCTTCAGCAAGAATCTGGAATTTCCATCTGCCAGAAGCATCAAACTTGAAGTAACTCTCATCTCCATCCATACACATCATAGCCCTTAAATCAAGTACTTCCTCATTATTATACAAATCTACAATAGGTAATACTGTATTATAGAGGATTTCATTAAGGTCTATGCCGTCTGTGGTAGTAAAACCTCTTGAACTAACAGGCATCTAAAGTCACCTCCTCTTTATAGTGCGCTCACGTCTAGGTCAACGAACACTTCGTCATCATCTAGCGCAAACCCTACAATGTAATCTGTGGTTCCAGGCGCAGAAGTGGAATACAACCCACCATCTATACAAAACACCTTACCACCTTTTGTTAACGTCCTTCCTATATCAACCACTCTACCTTCTCTGTTAAGTCTAACATACTGAGAGAGCCCGGTTGTTTTTGTTCCGCAACCAGAAGTTAAAGCAAATCCATGCGGCTTATAAGGGTTAGTATTATTTGCAATTATCCCCTGTCCACTAGAATTAACATTAACTAAGACCCCAGGCGCAACACACACGCCCGATGATAGCTTAACTCCAAAACTTTTCTCTAAAGCTACAACATCCATTTAGGTCTCACCTCCAAACTTATAACGCACTAACGTCCAAGTCTACATAAACTTCATCATCATCTAACGCAAAACCAACAATGTAGTTTGTAGTAGCTGGGGCTGTCGTGTCGTATAAGCCACCGTCGATACAGTATACCTTACCACCTTTGGTCAAGGTCCTACCAATATCAACAACTCTACCAGTTCTGTTCAACCTAACGTATTGCGACAATCCAGTTGTTTTTGTTCCGCAACCAGAAGTCAACGAAAATCCATGCGGCTTACGAGCAGTAGATGAATCTTGGGCAATTACACCCTGACCGCTTGAATTAACCTGAACCAGAACTCCCGGCGCAACACATGTACCGGCTGCTAATTTCACTCCAAAACTATTCTCTAGAGCAACAACATCCATTAGGTCTCACCTCCTTAGTGGCTATGGTTATGTTTTCCTGGGTCTAATTCCACCCAGTTTTCTTAACTCCGCTTTTCTTGTTTCAGACGTATCACCCGATTTAATATCGGGTGAAGATACTCGTAACCTTGAACCAAGCTTCTTTTCGATCAATGTAGTTGTTTCTTCGAGAGTTACAACTTCTCCCATTTCAGACTTCAAAAGAATAGCCTTTATTGCAACGGCGTCTTCTTCTTTATAGCTGTCAGCCATTGCATCCCATTTCTTTGCAACATTGGCTTCGGCCTCCATCTTTTTAACCTTTGTCTCAAGATCAGAAAGCTTCTTTTCTACTCCTTCTTTTTCTGTAATAATAGATTTCTTAGAGTCTTCTATTTTTACATCAACTTCCTCTTGAGTAAACTTACCATCAACAGACTTCTTCGCATCCTCGATCATCTTGTCAACTTCTTCCTGAGAAAACAATTTATCACCAATAGCTGTTTTCTTTGTTTCCTCGATCAGCTTGTCGACTTCTTCCTGAGAATACTTCTTGTTGTCAGTTGACTTTTTTGCTTCCGCTATCAATACATCCGCTTCTTCCTGAGTATACTTCTTTTCAACGTCCAACTTCTCACCTTGCATTTTTTCCTTTATAGAATTGAGAAGTGACTTAGTATCCTCATCAATCGCTCTTTCTAACAGGGTGTCAACTGAAGACTTTATAGCATTAAGGTTCTCCGCTGTAAGTATAAACTTCTCCATTTGCGCCTTCACCTCCTCTTTTGTTTTAAAACTTTTTGTCTTAACGCCGGGGTGGCTAAGACTTTCCTTTTCAATTAACGCTTTCTGAACATACCAATTAAGCGTCTTTGCTTTAGTGTTTGCTGGTAATGTTACCAACGAACATTCCACTAAATACATTTCTTTAATTACATGAGCTATCCTTTTCAATTCTGTGATGTATTCTTCTACTTTTTTTATTATTTGACCACGAATTGAAAACTTATTCACAACCCCTTCCTTAATTTGTTGCCAAAGCTCAGCGGCGGTCTTAGATATTAACACCTTTACCCAAAGACCTTCTTTTTGAGCCTTTACTTCTTCTACCTTTCCTATCGGTCTATCAACATCATGATTATATAAAACAGTACTATTCTCAAGTAAATCTTTCTCAGAGTTTTTAAAAGCTTCTTCAATTATAACATCACCCTGAAGATCTAAATCAGAAGTTCCTGCGTAACCTTCAACAATCCACTTTCCTTCCTCTTTGTCCGTTTTTTCTATTTCAATCGCTTTAATTATAGAAAATGGATATGTAAAATTTATCTCCTTTACCTTAACTTCTTTATCTTTTTTCAAAACTATCCACCTCCTTAACCTGCGCTAGTACTTGAACTAGAACTTGAACTAGAACTTGAACTAGAGCTAGAACTTGATGAACTTAAACTACTAGAGCTAGAGCTAGAACTTGAACTAGAACTTGAACTTGAGCTACTAGAACTTGAGCTACTAGAACTAGAGCTAGAGCTAGAGCTTAAACTAGAACTAGAACTGCTAGAACTAGAACTTGACATACTTCCTTGCACATATACATCAAAAATTGGGAAATATCCAGTAGCTGGACCGCCAAATTCTAAGTAATTGTTTAGCGCGTCCTCAGTAGTAGTTATTTCTACTTTTACATAACGACCAAATTTTTGAGCAGTAAGTGCAATTTCTTGCCAAACAGTAGTATCCTGCCATGTAGTGATACCCGTCTTTACAGCACCCCCCCAATCTACCTTAGAGTCACTTACAAAAATATTAACAACGGTTGGATCCCAACTTAAATCGCCTCCACTTCTACCACGAACGCTACTTACCCAACGACTTAAACCAAGATCTATTATCATCCAATGCGTCTCATTAACTGAATGTTTCCACACATTCGTACCATCAAGTGCATTTTCAACAGTTGTGCTATCACCATCATCTCCACAGTCTGAATCAAGATTAGCACTAGTAACCCCAAACCATTCCTGAGTAAGCGAACTAGAACTTGAACTAGAGCTTGAACTTGAGCTTGAAGAACTAGAGCTTGAAGAACTAGAGCTTGATAAGCTAGAACTTGAAGAACTAGAACTTGATGAACTAGAACTTGAAGAACTAGAACTTGAGCTAGAGCTCAAACTTGAAGAGCTAGAGCTTGAAGAACTAGAGCTTGAAGAACTAGAACTTGAACTAGATGAAGAACTAGAACTTGATAAGCTAGAACTTGAAGAACTCGAACTTGAAGAGCTAGAGCTTGATGAACTAGAGCTTGAAGAACTTGAACTTGATGAACTAGAGCTAGATAAACTAGAACTTGATGAACTAGAGCTAGAAGAACTAGAACTTGAAGAAGTTTGTGCACGCTCACTCCAACTAATTTGGCATGAAACTTCTGCAGTAGCGCCACTTCTATTTGTTGCACGTATTAAATAAATTCTCCCACTAGCAAAAATCCATTCACCATGTCCCAATGGAACTAAATGCCAATCAGCAGCTATTTTTGACACAAGATCTGTAGATCCTGTAGCACCTACAGTCGGTGTATAGTATGCAACTGTTTGCGCAACATTAGTACTGCGCCTTTGCATATTATAAACTGTAACTGATGTACCATTATTTGTAATAGTCGGACTCTCATAGACATCTCCTTGTACCGCAGCGCCTCCGCCACAAGCAAGATCGATATGTACATGAGCATTATTATTACCACTAACAACTAATAACATATCTACGGCAGCATCATTAGCAACATTAGCAAATACATGAGAGGCGCTAAAAACATATCCTTCATGCGCTAAAGCATCGACATGCTCTATTACTTTAACAATCGTACCCTGTTCTGTTACATAATCTTGTTGAAATTTATTATATTCCCGATCCGCTCCATTTAATGCTAAAGCCATTAATCCTCACCTCCTACGTCTTTACTTTTCCAGTTTTTTTAGGCCTACCACCTTCAGCATTTGCAGAACGACTATGTTCTGCCCCTTCCTCTTTCCCATCTGAATTAGGCTTCCCATCCTCTGAAACAGTTTGTTTAAAACTAACTGGTACATTAGAATCCATTAATTCCTTTTCACCTGTCCCTATTTCTTTTGCTATTCTTAATAGTTCTGTATTTTTATCAATTTTGTGAGCTTGTAATAATGATTCAGCAGAAACCTTTCCAATCTTAGCTAGATTCAACAATGAAGCTCTAAAATTGTCAGTCTGCGTATTTAATGTATTGAACATCATATTGGGTAACACATTAAGCTTACCCTCATTTCTTTTAACAATTTCGACGCACAAGGACTCCCAAAATCTTCGAATATGAAAACTTCTAATATTATCAAGCATCTGTTCAAAATTAGCCACATTGATATTCGTAAAATCCACTCGTCTATCTGTAGGAGACAAGAATATTCCAAAGGCCATTAATGTTTCAACAATAGTTTGAGTATACTTACCAGGATTAATTAATGAATCAATTGGAGGTGTTATGATCTTCAGTTTATAATAATAAGGATGTATCAGCTGCATTACATTCGCGCGTGTATCCTGAGTAATCATCTCTTGAATCTGTTCTGAAGTAGATTTTTCTATTTTCTGACCTGCTGAATCATATTTTGCAGGCTGTGGCTGATTTACCAGATTTCCATCCGCGTCTTTAGCATCATTTCCAACTTCCCAGTCAATGATATAATTTATAATACCATCAGCTATGCAGACATCAGCCGCATTAAGCTGCCTTCTCAAAATCATTTGCTCATACAGCCCTACAAAAGGAGGCGTAGGATATAACCCCTGTCCTACCTGTGTAGTAGCGCCCTGGACTAAACAAGTGTTATCTCCAGGAGACCAGTTATATTTTAGTACAAATCCCTGAGTGCCTTTTTTCTTATTCGGCCTGCCGAGCAGTGGTATTTCATGAAAATTTGAACTGTCATTAACCATAGCAGTGAATAAAGTATTAATCTGGTTGACAGTTTTATTTCCCTCTGTTATTATTTTTGTAGTATTACTAATTTTTACAAACGCCTGCTCATTTATAAAACCAGTATTCTCTCTACGCAATAAAGTTGACAAAGCATTATACATAGTAAATCTTACAGGTAAGGTGTATTCAACTTTATCAATTGTTACTTTCTCCCATTCCCACTCCATAGGAGCCATACCACAAAGAAGCAGGTTTTTCATTATCCACTTATTTATTTCATCAATACCAGGAATAACATTAGCCGCATCACGATTAATCTGCGATGCCCATGTATCCCAAACCTTTTTTTCCTTCATTATTTTTTTGAAACCACTTTTTTCCGCACCCATCAAAGTACTTATTTTAGTCCATACGCTAGGCTTATCAATAAAAGGAAGCTCCCACTCAAACCCGTTGACTCCAAAATCAATACAGCGATCTATTAAATATCTAAAAAGCCTATCGGCTTCGTATATTTGCCATGACTTTTGTACTTGCGCATGATAGCCTCTTGGGATACGAAGGTCAATAGGGCGCCCATAATCTGTACGCGAGGTTTTTGTAAACTCCGCGGCCTCGTCTTCAGGAGTCATTGGGCCATATAAAATTTTTCGTTGGGATATAGATTTGAAAAGTTCAGGGCGATGTCCATTGTTGTTAGAGGACATCTCCTTCTTAATCTTCTTACGAGTGGCCATGAATCCTCCAAATAAAAAAACCAGGTTATGACAGAAAACATCATGCCTGGCTTATGAAGTATCATAGCACCAGATAAACTCGATACCTTCGGCTGGGAGCCGATCAATATCAATAGAGTCCTATCTTTAATATATAGTATACATTACAAATTATATTTTGTCAACGCAAACTGTCTTTTCGTACTTGAAACTGCGTCATTCTTCTTTTTCTTCATATACAAAATGACATCCATCCATATCTATTTCGTCTTTACCTCTTCTAAATACGACTGTCCCATTTATAGAAACAGGTACCCCATCAGCCACTTTGATTGATATCTCTCCATTTTTAATGCCAAATGAAGTAACTAAAGCTTGTAAAATAGCGCCTTTAGATAATTGTATCTGACCTGCACCACTATCGCCGGCCGAATAAATCAATGCCGATGTCTTCGTGACTCGGATACGTCCACTCATAACGCCTCTTTTTCTTTGGCCTTTCTACCTGCCCATATTTTTCAAGATAAGCTCCCGCAAAACACCTAAACGCGTCGGGAATATGAATTGTATCAGGAGTAGCTATAACTATTTCACCGCTCGCTGATTTCTTCTTAGATTCTTGATTAAACTCAACTAATAGATCCTCATCATTATAAAGGTTAAAAGACTCCCTTTCAAACATTTTATATAAAGTAATTGTAGTAGCGCCTTTCATTTTTTCTTCTATTTCGTCACCATCAGCTTTATAACCTATAGTAAATTTAGTATTAAAATTAACCATCACCACTCTTTCTCCATAATTTTTACCAGTATATTTTGTATTCTTAAGATTAGTTAAAGTAGTAGCTGGCGCACGTCCTTCCGCGGAAGTGCAATCTATACCTATAAGAGTCGCATTGTAAAAATCCGCGACAGCATCTATTATTTCAGCTTGATCGTCAGATATAACCTTATTAATTAACATAACTCTAGTATGTAATTGCCATTTATTGTTATACCTGAAAAATGGCAGAATAACAGTTGGTTGAGTATAACCAGCGTCTATTCCTAAAATAACTTCACAATCAGATTCTGGTAATGAAGGCAAATCATGTAATGCCTGCACAGCAGTTAAGTCCTTATAGTCTTTAGCGCTAATATTTATTACTTTTATATTGTTTTCAGGTAATCCAGGGTATAAAGTATTTTCTTTTTTATCTAAGTTTCTTTGAATCGCGGCTTCATCCCATACTCCCCAAATCGGCTCCCCCCATCGCGCTAAACATTGCTGTAAATATTCATTAGAAGTTTCACCACCAAGTGACTCTATCAAGATTCTTTTGGTATCTTGGTCAAAATGTGGTTCTAATAATCTTTGTAAGTGAAATCGTTTTCCTTTAAACTTATCGATAGTAGTATCAAGTTTTCTAAATGGTGACCCGATTCGGCCATCGACGGTTCCATAATACCTATCAACAGTTCCTTTAGGATCTACTGTTGACTGCCATTTTACCCAAGCGGGCGCGGGATAAAATTGAAATTCCTCCCCATATCGCCATTGAGGATGATGCCCTTGAATCATAACAGCATTAGGGTCATCGCCAATAGATATCCCTACAATAGTATGGCCATTTCTTAAAGATATCTGATAAATAGGAGTTCTGGAAACAGATGCTTTCGCAGTTCTGCCAGAACCTTTATAAAATAGCTTGAAATATGGGACGTTATGAAAATAAGAGATCACATTCTCAAGCCTGTCTTTAATGTGAGTCTTTCTAAAAGCAGTTAATAATGACTCATCATTGGGGTGATTCAAAGCCGTTTGGGTAATAGAAAATTCTAAGTCGTAGGATTTGCCGACGCTCCTTCCTCCCAAGCAAACTAAGTCATCTACGAGAGCAGGCGCAATCTGATATAAACGAGTCTTGTAATACTTACCAGTCGCGATTCCAATATAACGATCACGAAACATTATAGGATCATTCATCAAGAAATGATTAAGTAATCTTTTTTCTTGAGGTGTCGTTTTTCTCATTTTTCAAACCCCAGCAATAACTTTTTTAATTTTTCTTCCTCTGCTCTAATATCAAATTCAGGAAGTTTTTCACTGCGTTCCTCAGCAGTAAATAATAAACCTTCAATGGAAGTATCTAAGAAAAAGGCCATCAGGTATGGCTGTAACAAACCTTTTTTAATAGCCTGTGCCATTTGAGGATTCCAAATATGATAACCAACTTCCCCGCCTTTTTTAACATACTGTATTCCCCAGCTTGGAATCCCCCCTGATGAAATAATAGCGTCGCATTTTTTACAGCGGAATGAGAATTCACCGATATGGGCTTGCACCCAAGCGGAATTTTCTTCAATTTCCTTTTGATGTAGATGCTGGATATCAAGGCCAGCGTAAAGCTTCTCCCTCTGTTCATCTAGCGCTACTTGTAAACGCGCCATCTTCTCAGCAATATTTTCTATCTCTTTAATTACCCTGAAATCTTCAGGCCTAGTGTCATTGGCTTCTGAAAGCTGCTTATGTCTGCGTTGATATAAAATCTGATATCTTCGTGACACAGCACTCATGAAGATAAATATATCAAGGGTTGGACCCGGTGGATAACCCTTTTTAAGGTAGTCCTCCCTAATCTGTTTAACATGAAAAAGAGATTTGTATTTATCAAAATCAGCGCTAAAAATATCATACAAATAACTTTTTTTAGGGCCATCCGCGGTAAGATTTTCGAGATCTGTCTCTGATAAACCCGTAATTTTTTTAACAGAGGCTTCCGCATCAGCCAACTCTTGTTCTGTAATAGGTACTTCTTTTGGAGGTGGTTCTTTTTTGTGAAACCTATCAACTGGCAAGTTATTAAATTCTTTAGCTAAGTCGAACTCTTCTTCTTTATTACTAATACCTGCGTCGCTATCCATTTTTGCTTTTCTCCATAAAGTCTTCTAGTTGTTTTTTTAATCTAGCTCTTTCCGCGCTATCAGCCTGCATAAAAGTCAAAAGAGACCCCATAATGACTAGAAGATGTTTCATCAAGCAAGAACTATCCATTATTTCTTTTAAATCAGCCTTGCATGAAAAAGCCTTTCCTTTTAATGCAGGGTCTTCTTTCCAATGGTCACAATAATTACAATTCATATATATATCCCTTTTATTTTTTTATCAATATAAAGTTTTAAAGCAATCTTAGCCTTAAGTGATCTTGCTACAACATTAGCAAGATGCTCTACCGCATCTCCATCAATACATTCATTCATCAAAGTATTAACAGATTCGATAATAGCACCAATTTGCTTTATCTGTCCCTCAATTATAATTCCTCTTTCTTTTTTTATAGCGTCTTCTCTTACTTTCTGCTCCTCAGCCATTATAGCCTCCTTTTCTTCATCTACGCAAGGTTTTTCCCTGCTTAAGATGGTACACCTGTTTAAGCTATTGCGCCATTCGCAAGGCTTCTTATAAGGGCGCCTGCAAATCCAGTAACCCTCTACTCCTAATTTACTTAGATCCGTACCTTTTAAGCCAATCATAATTGCACTCCACAGAACTACAAACGGGCAAATATTCCCGTTGAACAGTTGCTACAAATTCTTTTGCGCAAATTACACAAGTTTGAATATCAGATTCATCACCTAAATGTTTTAATACATATTCAAGTTTAATCTGATAAACCGCTTCATCCGAAAGATGTATTGGCTTACCCTTATCATCTAACGCGAAGTACTCATCACTCATATAACAGGTACTCCTGTAGAAGAAAACTCTTTCTTTAACCTCACTTCCTCATTATCAGCTTTTTCGTTAAAGTCGTCTTCAATTTGTTTTTGCTCATCTTCAGATATCTCAGTAAAAATTCCTAATACACTGGACTCCAACATAATTAAATATTTTTGCCCCTGACAAGTTATCTCAGTGGTAGCAAATTTATTAAAAACTATTTTTTGCCCGACTAGAAACTTTGGTTCTTTGCTTGTCTTATCAATAGCCATAATATAACCTACCTCGGGCTTTTCCTTGTCTATCCTATCTCTTACAGTACCAGGGATAAGGATGCCACCTTTAGTCTGATTTTCTATTGCTTTGGGCTTAACGATAATCCTTTCGTTTACTGGCCTGATCCTTAATTTACTCATCAGTTTATCTCCTCTATGTATTTTTTTAAAGCTGCTCTAATTAAGCAACACCCCAACTTAGGATCCATTTTTTTATAACACCACTGCATGCATTCTCCTGTAAGGCAATTAGTTGTCCCTCTAAAAGAACATTTTATTTCTGCCGCTTTTTTAATAGTAATATATTCTATCATTCTACATTCTCCTTTTTTATAACAGGCTCGTCTGTCCCAAGAAGACTCGCTGTAACTGCCTTCTGTTTTGGGTCAGAGTCAGAATCCATAATATTTAATTTAGTAGCTCTCAATGTCCCACACTGCGAACAAGCTTGTACAAGAACTCTTTCATTATATAAAGGATTATAGATATCCATTATATAAGAAGTAAAAATCTTCCTGCCGCTTTTCAACCTGTTCATAAATTGCGCCTGCTCTGATTTACAAACAGGACATTTAAAAGGTCGTTCGCTCATCTCTTTTAGTTCTCCTTTCTGTCACTACCTTTATATTATCGTCACATTATAAACATTTTTACGCTGTATCTCATTTAAATGATCTAATTTACAGGTACTAATAATCTTATACTTATGATCACACTGCCACTTGTTTATCATTCACCCTATCCTCTCTTTGGAATTTTTTCTCTGAGTTATGTTTACCGAGAGATTTAAAAACTTCCAAATTGGCAACCCTATTATCTAAAGTATCCCCATTCTTATGATGCACTACTTCTTCTCCATTCAATTCCTTTTTAAGCTTCGCTTGCATAATAAGTCTATGCAAAGGTACGTAACCTGCTTTGTTGGCCAATGAGTCTTGACCAACATAAATCTGAACATAACCATTAGAAATAGCGATACCATTATGCTCAGATGAAATCTTATCTATCTTATGAGCATTAGAATTCCCAGAATGTGAAGCTGCCTTTATTTCGTCAGGATCAAAGAAATATTTTTTACCAATCCTGTAAAAAGGCAGCATCCTCATCCGCGCCCACCCTCTTAATGTAGCTGGATGGATATCAAGCTCCCTAGCCATTTCATTTAAGTTCTTTATGTTTTCTTTTTTTCTCTCCATGTTCTTTATTCACCAACCTCGGGCATTCTTTTAAATTAGAGACCATGTTATCAAGTTTAGTACCTATTGACATGCCACAATATGTATCTCCATCGGATATTGTAGCGCAAGCGCATACTCTGTCTATGAATTTACAAAACACAAACATTAAGCTTCAGCTCTAGGCTTAAATCCAAATGTTTTACCTAAATCTTTCTTACGCCACTTGCCATCTTTGCCTTTGTGCCAGCCAGCATTTTTGGCTGCTGACCATGCCACTTTAGAACATTTTTCTTTATCCTTACTTGTAGCCATACAACTACTATAGGCTGATTCAAGTAAAGAATTTAGTCCTTTTGGCCCTCCAGATACTTGAGGCATTATAAACCTCCTTATTTAATTTCTAAACTACGCTTTAGTTTAGCTATTTCCTTTAACAGTATTTCAATGACATCCCTGTTTTCTTTGATACAATCTTGAAGATGAATCTGCGGATGTTGCACATTACGAAGCTTCTTTTCCCATTCAATCTGTCCCTTGACTTTCTTCATATTAGCCCTCCTTTCTATTTGAATAATGTTCTAAAGAATCGCTTAGTATTATTCATCTCTTTATCAACCTTTTTTCTAGTTAAACATCCTTTAACACTATTTGTAACACACTTTAAGCGATCGGGGCAATACCCACAAATTTTATGCCTAGGTGAATACCTCTTAATAATAGGCTTGTTACCCATTGATTTCTTTAATAAATCAACATACATTTGGTCCCTATCTAACATTTCTTCCTTAACAAACCCTCAAACTCAAAATTATTTTGAAAAGTATTAAACATTAATATCTCTAAATTCGGAGCTTCCATCTCTATTATTTCACGGCATTGGCCTGGAGTCATCTCAGAAGGCGCTAAATCCTTATCAGCTGTTCCTGCGGCTGGGTTATGCACAAAATATTGTACATTAGGCATAATAAATCCTATAATACCTCCTGGCTTTAAGATCCTCTGCCACTCCTGAAATAATTTTCGAGTATTTTTTATATGCTCAATAGCATGCGCGCTAATAATAAAATCAATAGAGTTATCTTCAAAAGGTGTATTGCTCGCGTCTGCTGTTAAGTCTCTACCCCCTTCAATATTAAGGCCTTTAACTCTTACACCCATTACCTCACATCCAGGGCCTCCCATATCCCAACCTTCTTTTCCTGGCGCTAAAAAAAGAACCATTTTATAAAAAACATCTCTCTGAATAGCAGAAATAACATTTCTGTTGACTTTTCTAAATCTATCTGGACCATCCCACCAACCCATGTTAAGATAACCTTCACTATTAAAAAATTTTGCCGAAGCTATAAGAATATTCCTGCTAACAAATAAATTGCCTTTATTGTCATTAAACTGCATCCCCCTTAATAGTGCTCCACTTAATCTATTTAAAAATAAGTCGCAGTATCTTCCAACTTCTTCAGAAGAATCAGCATATTCAGCAATAGAACGGTTAGTTAAAACATAATGCTCCCATTTAAATGAATCTAACCCAACCATCATAAAATGAACCATGTCATAATTAAATAATAATTTATTAGTAGTTAAATTATGAAGCATTGTAAATTCTGAATGAAGGCGTGCACTAGGCGCTACTTCTTCACAAATAACTATTCTCGCACCAACCCTTGCTACTCGACTAGCTTCTCGCATCACTATTGTCAGCCCATTAGTAATAGTGCTTACTGCTAAAAAAAGGACAACACCATTTACTTCAGAATTTTTTATTGGAAAATGAAGTGCGTCCGCTATCTCACTTTTATGATATTTCATTAAATATTCTTCCCCTACTTTCGAAAAATCAAAATTATCAAAATCTTTAACCTTTACTTGAAAATAGCTAAACTGAGTAGCGCTATAGCCTGTCACAACAAGTATTGTGTTGTCATCTTTTAAACTGTTAATATCTAAATGGTCTTTAATTTTAGCTTTCAATGCGTCAATAATCATGTTTCTCCTTTCACTATATCTAGAAAATACTTTGCTCGCGCCTGATTAGTGTGATACTTCATTAAATGTTCTTTCCCTGCCTTAGCTATTTTAATACGCTCATCATCATGCTCTAAATAATAACATATCTTTTCTTCAAGATCACTTAAGTCTTTATTAAACCATACACAATGCTTTCCATCTTCAAAATCATTAGGGATTATAATACCTGGGTCACATATCATAACTAATGTTTCATAAGCAGCTGTCTCCCAGCGCCTACAAGTATCGCGTCCATGGCCTCTGACAGATAGGGCTATCTTTGATCGAGCTATGTGTTCAAGAAAGTCTTTATAGTTTAAAAGCGTATGTCCATCTGTTGAGTTACCTGTATCCATACCAACATAAGAATTTTTCATTTTCATATTTAAAACTAATTTAACAACATCTCTACGTAATGGCCATGTGTTACCAAATATACCAAAGACACTATATTCTTTTTTAGTATCATCAAAACTTGGAAAGCTATTTATAGCACAGGAAAATGGAAGGGAATAAATATTTTGACCTTTATATGTATAATCTATGCCTCTTACGAGTTCCCTTTTAAAAACTACCTCTGGAGCGTATTGCTTTATAATGTCTGTTCTAAGATGAGTAGAATCCTCATGCTCTGTAAATATCAATGGCTTTGAAAGTTTATTAAAAACCTCTTTGAGCTGCTCAAGAGCATTAACCGCATACGTGCGCGCCGATGTAAGAATAATATAGTCAAACTCCTCTATCCGTTCGCAGATAGCCATAAAATCCCAATTATTGACCTTGCGTCCTACAATATTATCCCCTGGAGCGGTAAAACCTTTTTTACCATCATCTAATATATAATCATCATGGGGCAACCCATAGTATGACTTTTTAAAAGGATATGTAACTACATTCTCCTCTCCGAGAATTTCACATAGGCCATTAAAGAGATAATATTCTCCGTAATCTTGCTCGGGATGTACTAAATACAATACTTTCATATCCTCCTCTTTCTGAATAAATGCTGTAGTTCGTTATGTGGTTTCTCTGGTGTGGTAGAAATTAATCCGCATTCATTAAATAATCCAAAAGCATACTTCGAATCCTGATATTTTTCTGTGTTCCTTCTTAAATGAGATGGATCGGCGCCTTTACCGTCATCAAACCAAGTCATTAAAAACATATATCCATCATCTTTTAAATGTGATACCAATTGTTTTAAAGCGTGTTCAGGATCATAGCAATGCTCTAATACATCGCTACAAACAATATAATCATACGTACCTTCAATGCTATCCTCATTCACAGTAATTGGTTTACATTTTATATTTGGCACTTTATATTTTATTATCAGATATTCTAAAAACTCAAAAAATCCATGCGGTATATCCATTAATGTAACATCATATCCCCATGTAGCCAATTGAGTGCCATAAAAACCCCACAGGCACCCATAATCAAGTGCTTTTTTTCCAGCATTAAAAGGATGTAATTTTCTCCCAATGATAACAGCCTCAAATAAATTTTTGTTCTCCTTTTCAAGATCCCTGAACCATGTCTTAGTTATAACTGCCGTGCATCTATTAGAATAATACTCATGTTTATATAAATTATATAGATCTTCTCTTGAGACAGTATTCGCGTTGCGAAAAAACCGTCTTCTAAAATTATTCCAATCGCCTTGTGTCTTTACTCTATCAATAAAATATTTCTGTGATACACCAAAAAAATCGATATAGTCCTGCTCTAGATCTGTAAAAACAATGTTCTCCATCATGTCGTATCTCCATATATGTGTACTGGAAAACCAATCTTATTCGCCACTTCTGAATTCATTATACTTTTTTCAAGAAAAAATTTCTTTTCATTATCAACCCACCCTGGTTTTTCAGGGTCTTTTTTTAAAAAAATGTCTCTTTTTTTATCCCATGTAGAAGAGCCTATCTCACGTTCTTTAGAGCAATTTTCAATATCTTTGGATACATGATGAAAAATAACAGCGTTTGGATCTAATACTGAAGTTAAACCCATTCGCCAGAGCTTATAGCCAAGCGCGGAAGTTTCAAATTGATAAGGCGCATACTCATAATCAAACGGAAAGAATGGCAGTTTATCTAATCTAAATAACGCTGCTGAATCATTAATGCCTGCAATCAACTGCGGTTTATCATATATAGGTGTATAATTTTTAAATTTTTCCATATCATTATCTATTTTAATAGGATTCACGATATCATATTTCTCAATGAGGCCCATCATTGATTTAAGGGCGCCTGGCTTAATTTCCATGTCAGACCCTTGCCAGAACATATACTTTGCGCGTGTAAGTTTTGCTGCTCCAAACATAAGATTCCAAATATGAGGTAAGCTATGTATAGGCTGCCTGATATCTATAAATAAATTAGCTATATTATATAATTCATGAAAATCAAAAAGTACCTCCGGATAAATAACACAAGTACCAGCTACATTTATACTCCGAGAACCATCAAAAAGAACTAAAGAAGTAAAAGGGATACCCTCGTCTTTTAAAACCACTAAGGCTTTCAAAGTATATTCTACAGTTCTATATTGTGATATAGCAACTACGAGATCCTCTGTCATTTTTACATCATATATAAGTGCTTCTTTTTCTTTAACCACTTTTTGAGAGGTAAATTTTTTAGGATCTATGACTTCCATATTAAAACCACCCATCCAATAAGAGATAATTTAGCTAAAATAGAAGTGATTTCTACTATGCTATCCATCATATCTCATGTTCTTTTTGTTCTCCACCAAAGCCAAGCCACTTAATCTGCCTATGAGGAAACGGATCAACGAGCCTGCGATGAGTTTCAACTTGTGGTACATTATAATAATCTATACATCCCCATTTTTTAGCAAACATAACTCTCGAATAATCCATTCTATAAGCATAACCTCTATCGGCAACTTCCAAATGATTTTCAAGCACCAGTGAAAGATTAGGGGCTCTTTTTAATATATCTATATATTCTTTTTTAGGCAAATAATCAGAAAATTTTCTTACAGCTAATTCAGAATTATTAGCAAATGTCTGCGAACCCCAATGTTCGTGCGCAGGGTAAGGCATCATATAACAATCATGTCCTAACTTTGCTAATTCAAAATGAAAGTCCAACTCCTCATAAAAAGATACCAAGTTTTCCCAAAAACCAGTAGAACCATCAGGCTGTTTAACTTGTTTCCAATGATCTTTTTTAAAACCGAAAGAACATCCTACTGGTGATCCTACGCGGCCAGGTGGCAGATCTTCATTGGGCGGGTCACATGTCTCATTACGTTTTCCAGTCTTTGGATTAATGTGAAGGAGCGGAAAACCAACCGAACCACATTTATTCTCTTCCATGAAATACAAAAAAGCATCAAGCCAGTCTTTGTTCCTAACTTGTATATCGTCATTAAAAAGAATCATATATTCTGTATCATAATATTCTGTAAGACGGTTCCAGCAATAAGGGATGCCCCTATTCTTATCATTCAATATCAGTGGTATGTTCCAAGCCAGAGAGAGTTCTTTTAACTTCTCCACATGCTCCTTTTTAGGCGACCCGTCGTCTAATATAACCATTTGAAATTTAGTTGGATCGGTATACATATAAAGAGATGTAATAAGGTTAGTTATTCTCTCATGGTCATTATAAGTTGGTGCGCCTATTGCTACTTTCATCATCTATGACCTCCTGCAACAATTCCATCAGCTTTTTTAACAGGTGTTCCATCAATAGAGACTGTTATATCAGGATGTAACGCATAACTAAAATATTTTTTATCCTTCCAATAACCTATTGTTCTTTCTGTATTCTTTTCCACAACAAAAGCAATATTGTTTCTAATTTCAACATAATAATAAGGGCTGGGACTATAAATCATTTAAGCTCCTTTTTTTATCCATAAAGATTAGTACTTAATAAATCAGCAGCATGTAATAAAACAGCCAAGGGCATCATCTTGCCCCTATCGCGAGACCAACCGCCATGAGAGAACGTAAGGGAATTTAAATGCTTCTCTGTAAGCGCAAGCCCATATTTAGTAACAAAATGAACTATAAAAGCTGTGTCATTTATATCAACCTTATCATAATTATATTCAAAAGTCTGATATGCTGTGGGTTCCTTCATCCTGCGATACTTTACAAGCTTCTCAATATCATGTATAAAGGTAACTATAATAACATCATCTTTAGTTATAGCTCGCTTCCTCATATCCGCTAACAAAATATCATAAAGTTGTAATCCTATCTCCATGACTTCTTTTGTATGTCTGAAAAGGCCGCCCTTATCTCTGTGATGAAATTTCGTAGAAGCGGGAGCATTTTGCATAGCCTGCTCTATATCGTCATACATTTTAAGCATAGGCTCTAAATATGTCTTATTTTTTATTCCCTCGATGTACTTTCGCATTTAAACTCCTCTCTAATGCTTCATCATACAATCGTTTTCTTCTTAAGGCTATAAGTCTTTCTTTATTACACATAGGGCATTTATTATCTAATGCCTTATAATAAATCTTACATTTTTTGCACCAACTATAATTATCCATGAAATAATATTAACAGCATAACTACAAAACCATCACCGCAATATCTATAAAACTCTTCCCATAAACACTTAGTTCCTAAAATAGGTAAAGTAAACATACCTTCACCTTCAATATAAGCGCCCCACAAGGCAGTGTTTATAACCATAACAGGGAATAAGAAAGCTGCTAACAACCAGTTGCCAGTAATAATAGGTAAGCACATTACCCCTAATAATTTTAGAGTTCCTATAGTCCACCGTGTAGCTTTATTAGCTTTATCAGGGTTCATACCAAGTTTATAATACCAATAATGTCCTATAGTACTCCCCTGATCTAGTGGAGGCAGTCCATCTGGAATTCCATATCCTACACTATAAGGATAAGCAAAGAGAAGGCAGAAAAGAGCCCACAAGTTCTTCAAAATTCCTACAGCAAAAACAGCCATAAGAAGTGGGATGCCGATCTTGCGCCAACTCTTTGATGTTTTATCCGCGCCGGCATAAGCGCCCAAGATGCCACACACTATTCCAAAAACTGCTGCGGATAATATCTTTAATACTATACTCATGAAGTACCTCCTGAAGTTGTATAAACTATGTTGTCAGTGCTATTGTCAATAGACCACGGCTGTGTAGTATCAATCCCATGCTCCCCAATATAAGGCGCTGGCCAAGCCACTTTATCATATTTTAAAGTCTCGTAATCAAAACCAGCTTTAATTTTTAAACGGATATTTAGTTTCTCACCACAAGCCCTGCAAATTTCCTCTATTATTAATTCATTGTTCTTGATCATCTCTTCAGGCATCTTTAAGATAGTCTTAAATAGATGCTTACGACGTACCATAAGATATTCTCTACAACAACGCTTAAGCATAAGGCCCCTCCTACACTGTTTAACCTCACCTGTAACGCACTTCATTTTATCTGGGCATCCTTTGCAATCAATCATTTTTCTTCTCCTTCTTTTTTGTAAGACATCTTAGTTTTTCTGGACAGCTCTTACAATGACTATGTTCGAAACATTTTAATAACCTGTCTAATTTCTCATTTATCTCACTAAGTTGATAATCCCAGTCAGGTATTATTTGATTTTCTTCTTTGAAGTCAGGCATCTGTATATATTCCCCCAAAGCATTACCGCCCACTTTCAGAAATGGTGCATCCTATAATATTGCCTGGGTTACCATTATAATTAATGACACCAGTATTTCCTGAAGTATCTATAACACATTTTTTATTTATCAAAGGTTCAACATTAACAGCACAACTTAAAAAAGATGTGTTATTACCTTCTATAAGATGTGTTTCATTCATATTAATAGCACAAGAATTAAAGGTCACTTCTTCAGCAAACATAGTAATATTATCTTTAGTAAAATTAATGGTTTTGTGATGATAAACACCTGGCTCAACATAAATAGTTTCTCCTGCTTCAGCATTTTGCATAGCATCATCAATGGTATTATACTTACCTAAAGATGCACAAGGGGCATATTTCTTTGTTTCTGTAAGACATTGCATCCTATGCCTACAGTATCTGCATAGGTGCTTACTTACATTTACTTTTTCCTTCATTCTTATAACTGCCATCATGACACCTTAATCTCTGGTTGAGGCATAATATTTTTATTATAGTCTTTCTCCATCATATAAGCCTTACCCTGTATATTCTTAAAATCTAATAGTTTATTTTGAAGTTTCACTAACTCTACATCTATATATTCCTGAATACATTTTACACAATAAATACTATTATCAACCTTAAAAAATACTCTATTCACTATTATCTGTTTTTTACACTTACCGCATGGCGTATCATATTTTGCTTTATATATTTCCATTAGTCATTTATAAGGTTAATTGGTTCGTATGTAACTGATGTCTTTGGTTTTACTGCCTGGTCTATAGAAGCCCAAGAAGATGAATACCCAATCATACTAGAAGAAGATGACGTTGAATTCCCGCTCACATCATCTTTAACACAAACATATTGATCTGGTCCTGTCATACACTTCATCCTGTGTATACAGCCATTACACTTAGAATCGTCCTTCATAATAAGATTTTTTAGCCAACTGATATAATCCACGCTTCTTATCAGCTATAGTATTCCCTTCCGACATTTTTTTATACTCTGTCACTTTAGTGGATCCATCTTTCCCATAAACAAACTTTCGCAACTTCTTTGCCCATCTACCATTCACAAATCCTCCTGTATCTTAATAGTATAACCCAATATATCTAATATTATCTCTAATATACGAGGATTTTTAATTGTCTTCAAATCCCTTTCGATAATTTTTACCGCTTCCTGAAAAGTCATTTTACTCCTTTAATCTTTAATCGGATGTGGGACTAGTGAAAGAAAAGAGTGACAACAATTAACAACAATCAACAAGAGGTTTTGGAAAGTTTTTTACACGGCCAACAACCAACAACAGGATTTCATTTCTATCCGAAAATGTAGGATTTATGCCGCCTCAACACTTCCCGTCCATGTTAATGACTGTGAAGTCATTATCTGAGATATGCTAAGCATATCCTTTTCTTATCCCCCAGCTAGCCTCACCTGCGCCAATAGATTTTACTCTAATGGAGCCAGTAATTTGTCCACATCCGCAACTATAGCGATCTCAGTCTTTGCGTTAGACTGTTTTATAGCTGAGTCCAACTTGTATAAAAATATCTCCAGCATGGTAACCTTTTTATCCAAGGCCTTAATGTCGTACTTTACTTTTATCTCCTCAATCTTCTTCTCGCTCTCATGCCACGGGTATGTCGTAGTCTTTTCCGTAGCTACAGAACTGCGAAGGTTCCTTAATTCAGCCAGTCTTTCCTTAATGGTCTTCTGTAAGACCATTGCCTCATTTACTGTCATCATTTGACCCTCCTTTTTGTTTTAATACTTTATAAAGACTTCCACCTATAGCAATATTTATATATTGATGGCGATTATCTTTTTTATTAGTAATACATTTGAAACGGTCTCTACATTTTTTGCATACAACTTTATCTGTTATAGTACAATTTAAAGCTGTCCCTATAATCATATCACCATCATTCATAATTTAATCCCACCACTGTATCCCTAACCCAGAACACATTAATATTATCCCTATAGCCTTATGTGGGGTACGCACTAAAAGCAACGCTCCTGCCATACCTAAAGCGCAGGCAATCGCGAATAATATAAGACTGTCAATTCTGGGCTTTTTTATTCTCAATAATGACATCACATTTTATCCTGAACAATATCTATTTCATACTGTATCTCTTCAACGCACTGCCTGACAGTATCAGGCATAGACCTTTCACCCAGCCTTTTATGTATGAGCTCTGCTTGTTCAATTGTAAGAATCCCATTAAAAATCAAACCTGCCAGCATCAATTTTAAAATTTTAGTCTCCTTGAGAGCAAGATCTCCTCCGCTTCCTCATTATAGTAAACTTCAATATACAAGTTACCATATAATGGTACTTCAGTATTGATACTAATTTCTATGTTGGAATTTTCAGTATCATTAGTTACTTCGGGCGTAACCTCTGGAGCAGATTCTTGCAGATTCGGCCAGCTTAATGGTGAAGGGGTTCCCTTAGGCATAGATGGTGTGACATTTATGATTTCAGCAAATGCTACGCCAAGAAATTGAATTATTAAAATAGTTATTAAAAATGTTTTAAGCATTTTATTTTTAAATATCTTTAAATATTTCATTAAAGCGTTCATCGGTTACACACTCCTTAAAAACACATGGATAACACCTGGAAATATCCCTAAGCGCCTTAATGG